ATGTGTATAAGAGACAGGGAGAGGCACAGGCTGAATTCAAAGTCCGTGGTATCGCTTATAAGCCTTTTCAGGTAGCTATTGAACGAGCAGGAAACCAGATCTCGTCTAAAGGCTATGATGTGATGGTCAAAGATGAAAATGCCAAGCTTTACCACGAGCTTTTAATGGATGCATGTGCTGCCCACTTAATTGAAGACTGGAAAGGTGTGGTATTTGCCGAAATCGTAGACGGTAAAACTGTTGAGTCTGAAAAGCCATATACACCTGAGAATGCCTCAAAGCTTCTTAATCTTGGTGATATTGGTATTTCAATCTGGCTATTCATTAAAGAACAGGCCCAGAAGATTCAGGAAGACGCAGACAAGGACAAGGCTTTAATTCTGGGAAAGTCATCGAGCTCTACAAATACCAAAAAACGTATGCGTCGAAAACGCCGCACGAAATCGAACAAATCAAATTCTTAGGTGGTCACATTCCGGATCCGCCAGAATATTCTTATGCGGCTGAATCCATTCTTTCGGCATTTAGCACTATATGCAGATCCAGACGATATGAACAGGGTATCCCGTTATCTTTAGATCAGCATGCAATCAATGTCTATGCAGAGCATAATGATTTGCCCGTGACTGCTCATATTTTTAATGACTGTATTTTTGCTTTGGATAACCTGTTTCTGGATGAGACGCATAAGAAGGCGACGCAACGAGCGACGAAGACTTAAATGCTGACGTTCGGGACATAACTTAGACTTTGCGACGTGATATAGCGCACTTGATGTTACATAATACGCCTATGCCCTTGACATTCCCGTTAAAATTCCTTATTGACAGGAATGTCATTATCAAATATTCTATCAATGTAGTCGCAGCGCGGTATAAATACACCACGCCTAGATTGAGGTACGATAAACACTGCGATAATCGTAAACGTATTGTAAATACGTTGCCTCTAGGTGCCGAATACAATATTAATTATAACCCTGCCTATCTTTACCACCTCTTATCAAGTCTAAACTTATGGAATTGCCAGCTATGGATAATCTTTTTTTATTTGATGAAAAAAAGTTGACCCAAGCAGCAGCTTTTTTTCTGTTTAAAGCTAATGGACATTTGCCAATTCTTAAGCTCATGAAATTACTTTATATTTCTGAAAGAGAGTCTTTTAGAAAATTTCATCGCCCATTTATTGGAGATAGTTTAGTTTCCATGAGGCATGGTCCTGTTTTATCAATAACATATAATGTTATGAATGGGGCTGTTCGTCATCAAGAGTTTTGGAATGAGTGGATATCTGATCGCTCAAATAATGAAGTTGCATTAAGAGATAAGAGTATGATTCGAAGCGAAGATGATTTGCTTGAACTGAGTGATAATGATATCTCTTTATTAAATAATGTATGGCAACAATTTGGGCACTTATCAAGATGGGATTTAGTTGATTGGACTCATACTCATTGTCCAGAGTGGAGTGATCCTGGTGCGAGTAGCACTCCAATTCGCTATGATGATTTATTCTCTGCATTGGGATTTAATCAAGAACTTCAGAAGCATATTATTGAAGATATGGAATCTGAAGTTAGAATGAATCAGGAAAATGAAAACTTATGTTGTTAGGATGCTGATTACTAATGAACTGGGAAGGTAAAGTTGGGGATGCTTTTTTTCGTCCAGATGGCTTAAAGGACCATCTGAATGTTGTACTATTTGACCCAAGTAAATACACTCAACTTGGTTATGGTAATAAAATTTGCATTGTAAGAGTTAACATCACAACACTCTATGTGGATAAGTATTACGATTCAGCCTGTATAGTTAAAAAAGGCGAACATCCTTTTGTTCAGCATGACAGTTATGTGCTTTATCGAAAACTTGAAATAGAAGATTTTGAACATGTGATAAAATGTGTTAATGATGGTCCTTGGCGTCCAGCCGATCCGGTAAGTGCAGAATTGTTATTAAGAATGCATCAAGTGCAAAGAATGGTATAAAGCTAAAGATTTAGATATTAACTCTAAAAATTGCAGAACCTGCCTTAAACCCGAATAGAAAAGAAACCTGCACATAGCAGGTTTTTTATTGCGCCAAAAAGCACCGTGAGGTGCTTTATAAATTTAAGTAGTTGCAATAATCATGAATCGAGGATAGATTAAAGTCTCATACTTCTCACTCTTTGAGTAAGGGCCGTCGGTCGAATGTCGGGCTTTTTTTGTTAAGTGGTAATTCACCTACAAAGGAAAGCATGATGAAGAACCTTACTCGTGCAGAACCTAATTTCATCATGCGTGAAAAAAAGGAACTGCAAAAGAGACTTTTAGACAAGAACAATGAACTATTGGAATTGATGCAAAGAGTTGAAAAATACTTGATGAGGATAGAAAAATAGAGAGTTGTCTTTCTACAAAAAAACCCGCCTAATCAGCGGGTTTATTTGTTTCTAGTTCTTCAATTCGTGCCATTAGTTTTTCAATTAAAACTGTTGCGCGATCTAAATTCTTATTGCTCATATCTATAAGCTTCATAACTTCAGTTGGGATTTTCTCATTTATATCAAGGCTTTCTTCAAGTCTTGCAACTATTTCAGCAGTTAAAGATCTTTCATTGTCTTTAGCCTTCTCTTCTAATAATTCTTTGAGCTTGCTAGGCATCCTAAAATTCACTTGAGAATAATCTTTAGCCATGGACCATATACCGCAAATTGACAATTAACTAATCATATATAGCAAAAGTGCTTTACACAATGAAGCAAGAGTGCTATAAAGTAAAAATGCTATATAGCATAAGTGCTTTATTGGAGGTAAAAATGACAAGGCATGATAAGCAAATGAACGTTCGAATGGCACATGAAACAGTAAGTGAATTAAAGGAGGTAGCAAAGAAAAATCGTCGATCGGTAACGGCTCAGTTAAATCAAATCATAGAAGACTGGCTAAAAGAACAGAAACAACAGAGTGCGAAAGCATGAATCTAATAGACAACAAAAAAGCCCATGATCTTGGCGGACAGGGCTTAATTGATGTCAATACAGGAATATTAACTATGAATATAGTAGCAGAAAAAATTGATTTACAACATACCTTAACTGGCAATCAGGTACTTGATCTAGTTGAGGTAGATATTGGTGGTGACAAGCAGTTTGCTGTAGATGCTAGATCTTTGCACTCATTTTTAGAAGTTGGGCGTGATTTTACAACTTGGATTAAAGCAAGAATTGCAAAGTACAGCTTTATAAAAGAAGTAGACTACACAATTGTTGAAAGTTTGAGCTCACCAAAACAGGGGAGCTCAAAATCTAGACAGCAAAAGCAGACTGATTATTTCCTGACTTTGGACATGGGTAAGCAATTATCCATGGTAGAGAACAATGAAAAAGGGCATGAAGCTAGACGTTACTTTCTTCGATGTGAAAAATTAGCTTTTGAAGCCATGAAAGAAAAGTTCATGGGCGGTGCAATTGGAACACGAAAAGTAATTTCACCTGAACAAAAGGATTCATTGCAGAAAATTGTTGATGCTAAGGTGAACGGCAACAATGGATTAAGAGCACAAGTTTGGACTCGACATAATCGGCATTTCAAAATTAACTCTTATCATGAACTTCTAGCCATACACTTTGAGGACTCTGTGCAGTATTTGTTAAGCATGGAAGTAAAAGGAAAGGTAGAGAATCCATTAGTACCAATGCAAGTAAATAATGAACCTTGGAACGACACCGATGTTCAGTTCTTAATGTGGTTTGTGCCTAAGATTTCAAAAATTATTAAGAACGATATTTATCCGGCACTGAGTATCTTGCGCAGTGAATGTGCTGCACAGGTAATAGGGATAACTCAAGAGATGGCGGTACATGCCAATGCATTAAATCGAAGAGCATTGAAGCATGGTATGACGCACTATTCACAACTAGGTGGACAACCCATCCATACAATTGAATGGTATTTATCTTAATTAAATAAGACCCGCCTAGTGCGGGTTTTCTTTATGTGACATTTAATGATCAGTTTGTTAAAGTTAGTACACTTTATAATAAACGGTAAAAACCATGAAACAAGTCATTTTAAGTCTTTTATTAGTTTTAAGCTCATTAAGTGTTGCGGAAGCAGGTAGAGGGAGACAACCGTGCTCTGGTAAGAAAGGTGGGATAAGTCATTGCGATGGTAGTAAGTTTGTTTGTAATGATGGTTCCATCAGTGCTTCTAAAAAGATCTGCTCTAGATAGGTGATGTGATGGGATTGAATTTTAGAAAAAGTATAAAAATTGCTCCTGGAATCCGTGTCAATATTAGTAAAAAAGGGCTATCAAGTGTTTCTGTGGGTGGGAAAGGTGCACGTGTAAATGTAAGTAAGAAGGGTACTCGCACAACAGTAGGTATTCCAGGTACTGGTCTTTCTTATACAACAAATACCAGCTACAAGAAGTCAAAAGGGACTTTAAATGACCCTATTCACTTAATACAACAAGAAGGTTCAGATAAAGAAAAAAGAAACGTCTTAGTTACTATTCTGTTATGGATCGGCATTTTTATTTTCCCTTTCATTTTTGCATGGTTTACTCTTCAAAGAAAATACACAAAATTTGAAAAAGTAATAGCATTTGGATGGTTGCTGTTAGTTTTGTTCGCTATGGTTTCTAAATAAGGCACTCGTATGAAAAAGATTATTTTATTAGGTTTAATATTAGGTTTAGCAGGGTGTATGTCTACTGCTAATTTTTTTGAAGTGCAAGCCACCTCTGTTCAGAATAGCGGTTATTGGACCGGACAATATGATCGATTAGTAGGAACATTAAAGTTAAATGCCGATGGAACTGGTGTTATTTGTCAGGATGGAATGGGAACAGCGAGAGTAATGTCTGTTAAAAAATCAAAAGATAAACTCTATTCACAGGATGGCAGCTTCTGGAAAGTGCAAGACGAAACACTCAGCTCTATGAAATTAAATTATGCAATTGGTGGTGGTTATGATATGAAAAAAGATGATGATTTATCTTTGGCAACACCGGCATGTAAAGAAAAATTGAAATGAATTCAAAATGATTTGTTAAAAACTTGACTTAGATCAGGTTTTTTATTTTTGATTAATGACCGCCTTTATGGCGGTTTTTTATTGCCTAGAGGAAAAGTAAGATGGCACAAGAATCCCGTTTGGTCATTGTTATTGATTCGCAAAATGCTGAACGTAATGCGCGTAATCTAGGCAATGAACTGGATAGCATTGAGCGTAAAGGTGATTATGCTTCTAAGTCTATGGATGGCTTATCTGTAGCTACTCGTGCACTAGCTGGGTATATGGCTGGGCTAGTTACAGTAAGTTCTGCCATTTCGAAGATGGATACATATACTGGACTACAAAACCGCCTTAAGCTGGTCACTAATAATCAAGTTGAACTAAATAAAGCAACGGAAGACACTTTCCGAATTGCTCAAAAAACCTATTCAGCTTGGGATTCTGTGTTACAGGTTTACCAGCGTTTTAGTGATAATGCCAAGACTTTAAACCTCACAATGGATGACACAGCACGTTTAACTGAAACAGTTTCTAAAGCTGTAGCAATTAGTGGTGCAAGCGCAGAAGCTGCTGATGCAGCTTTAGTTCAGTTCGGGCAGGCCTTGGCTAGTGGAACGTTGCGTGGAGAAGAACTTAATTCTGTAATGGAGCAAACCCCAGCATTAGCTAAAGCAATTGCTCAGGGTATGGGTATTACTGTAGGTGAATTACGTTCAGTTGCGGCTGAAGGAAAAATTACTTCACAAGAAATTGTAAAAGCGCTTAGAAATGTAGAATCTGATGTTGATGCTCTTTTTGCTAAAACAGACATTACAATTGGTCAATCATTAACTCTACTTAATAATGAAATTACTAAATTTGTAGGAGAGGCTGGTAAAGGAAGCGGAGCAGCACAGGCTTTATCAGGATCGATTCAGTTATTAGCAAATAATTTGAATTTAATTGCAGACAGTGCATTTGCCATTGGTATTGGCTTAATGACAAAAGCTGTTTTAACAAAAACGGTTGCTGTACAAGCGAGCATTGCTGCGTCAACCAAACAAGTGTTTGCCACAATTGCTGAACGTAATGCAAATATTGCAGCAGCAAAAGCTGAGGTGGAATCTGCGCTTGCCGAAGCACAAAGTACGCAGGTGACACTAACGAACATCAAAGCTACTCATGCTCAGATCATGGCAGAAATAGAACTCGAAAAAGTTCGTTTAAAAGCCCAAATCACTGAACAAGGTCGCACGGCTACCATCACACGAATGGCTCAGCTTGGACGATTACAAGCTCAAGTTGCGTTAGAGGTTGCTGCCGCAGAAACAGCTCAATCAGCATCATCTGCAAGATTATCAGCAGCCTTAACAGCGCAATCTGTTGCTACAAGTCGTTTAGCTTTGGCAAAGTCAGCGCTTATGGCGATTTTTAGCCCAATGGGTTTAGCAATTGCAGCAACAGCCGCATCTTTCTATTTACTAAGCAGCAGTTCGGATGAAGTCAAAGAGTCCCTTGCAACACAATCTGACTC